CGTTGTAGGCTCCGGCCCCGGTTACAACAACAGATTGACCCGGCACAAAATAGTTTGGCCGCATTGTGGTGAAATAAATGACGGAATCACTCACATTGGCAAAAGTCACCGATGATTGGTATTGCGTAAGTAAAGGCAAAATCGTTTGCTCAGCGGAATCAATAATTTGATCAAGCTGCGCATCCGAATACAAAGAAACCGAGACACCAAGAATAGACCTCAGCTGTGAGGCTGTGACAATTGCTGGCATCTCGGTTCCTTTCGTATCAGCGATGTTCGGGAGCGACCATCACCGATGATTGATTGTTAATTAAGCGATGTTGTTGAACTGTGCACCATTTGGCACTTTGGCAGCTAGTGCGCCATAGCCGTAGTACAGAATGTCAATTGTTCCATCGCTGTTGATGTTGCTGCGTAGCGTAAAGCGTGGAGATTCGTACCATGTGTATGAATCTGGGTTTACAACGACCATTGAGGAATCACCACTAGCTGTTGTTGTACCAGCGTTACCAAATGAGCGTGAAACATAAAGGTTCAGACCCGGTGAAACTACACCGCGCAATGAATCTCCGCGAACATTTCCAGCTGCGTTTGATGGTTGTGCTGCATTGTAAAGAGGTGCGCCATTGTCGTTGTATCCCATGATGTTTCCCCATTGTGTTGGTGAAACGATTAATGAGCGAGCAAATCCTAGTGATGAGCCATAAACAGCTGCGGCTGCTTGAGATGTGTATCCAAGGAATCCGGTTGCTGTATTTGCTGCCTGTGCTGTCGTTGTAGTCACAGCCGCTTGCATTGCTGCAAGTGCATACTCATCAGTCTCTTTTGCATACGCAAATTCAAGATTCTGGAGCAAAGCTGTTAGGTATTCCGGACGGCTGCGGTCGATGAGCTCTACTGTCGAGATAGCACGGCCTTTGAATGGCTGTACTGAAACTGACAAAAATGTCGCTGATAGTGATGATTCTGTAATTGCTGCATTTTCATTGATTGGCAATACTGTTGGTACAGCCGTTACGCGAGGCAACTCGAATGTCATACCTTCTGCAACTAAAGTTTCGCGGCTGATGCCATCGATTAGCCCACGATCAGCATTTGCAAGTGCGTTGATGACCTGTGTGCTTTGTGGTGTTGGGATCATGCCCGGTGCGGTTGATGTTGTGTTATCAGCTGCCTTTACATACTGGCGTGAATCCTCATCATGCAAAACGCTTGCGCGTAGGTAGTGCTCAAGGTAAGAAACCTTGTCCACAATTGGTGAGCGTGGTGCTGTGTAGTAAGCCGGGCGTGATGCCTGTACAGGTGCGACTTCTGGAGCTGCTACCGGTTCAACGGCAGGAGCTACTGGTTCGGTAGTGTTGTCCATCTTGTCTCCTTCATTTGGGTTTGTTGTCTCTGTAACTGTTTCAGTTTCAGAATCCTCTGATGCGGCTACCTCGGAAACGCGTGCAGATCGCACGGCCGGTTCAGTAACCAAAGCGACAGCTGTGAGCTGTCCATTGAGCACCTTCATAGTGCCATCTTTTTGCATTTCGTAATTGTCCACAGCCAACTCAATCGAAAATCCATCGCGTAAACCTTCCATTGCCTCTGTAAGCGCATCGGTTCCAGCTGTGGTGTTAGCAATTTTGAAAGTCGCTGTCATTTCTTTGTCGTTCACAGACATTGCAACGCTGCGCCCAATTCTCCGCGTATTGTCATGCTCAAGATTTAAGAAAACATCATTTGGCTGAATTGATCCACGAGCAAAAACAACTTTGCCAGTCGATGCATTTGCGTGCTCGTTGAAAGCAACAATGCGACCGCTAATTGTGCGTGCATCGGAATCAGCTGCCGTGATTTGCATTGGTGTTGTCAGCTTCATGAGATCATGTCCTCCATTTGTCGAATTTCCTCAGTAGTAATTGCACCGATTTCAAACAAAATCTTGTAAATCTCTGCACGCTCTTTTTCTGATCCGCGCAAATACGCCTTGAGATCAAATTCAACGCGCTGTGTTGATGGCGTGAAATCTGGCATCGATAAACGGCTGGCAATGCTGTTCATCAGCGGCAAAAGCGAAAAGTCCAACAAAGTTTGACGCGCCGTTTGGGCGTTTGCATAGGTCATGGATGATCCAGTCGGCGCATCAATAAAGTAGGCCGGAATTCCCACGGCTCGTGCTAGTTCGGTTGCAATGATTTCGCGTGCAGCATTCAAGCCAATTTGCTCTGGAGAAAACCCAACTGTTGTCAATTCAACATCAGCATTGAGAAAAGCTGTGCCGCGATTTCTACGAGCTGCACCCCAGGCATCCAAAAGTTTTGCAATGCGATCAGCCGGCAACGCTGTGCCATTTGATTTCAAAACCATTGATGGCACAGGCTCTTTTGCGTACATTGCAGCTGCTCGCTCAAGCTCTGCACCAGCACGGATTGTGCGACCAGCGCGATTCAATAAACCTTCATCGTTACCATAAAAGACCACAAGTGATCCGACACCAGTCATTGGCACACGCGATCCATCGACTGTGTAATACTCAATTTGCGTGCCAATTGAGTTTAAGAAAACGCCAACACGATTTGGAGCAACGCGCCACATTTGGCGCACACGGCCTGTGTCTGCAAATAAATCAATTATTTGAAAATAACTAAATCCAGTAAATAACAAATCCTCAGCTGCCCAACACCAAGAAACGGCTCCCGGTACTCGTTTGTCCGGATCAGAAATCACGACAGGTTGATCAATAATTTGACCGGTTGTTTTGTCTCTTGTGATGAGCGGAATTGTGGCAATTGAATTGCAAATCATGTTTCGTGCACGAGCAATTGCCGGCACACTCATTGCTTCCTCACGCGTTGCAAGATAATCAGCTCCACCAAATGGGAAAAATGCATCCAGCGTTGGAGCTGGCCCAATTTGTGCAGCTACATCAGCACCGCGGTCAATTACCACAGTTTCAATCGTGCGCTTTCGATCAAATAATCCCATGAGACGATTTTCTCAAAATGTCAAGCATCAACCCACTAAAATGTCGATTTCGGTTTCTGGGCGTGTCGCAAAGTGTGTGACCAATGCTGATGCTACGGCTGCACAAACTGGTGTGCCGCTTGCACGCCTACCAATGACCCAACCACCATCACCGCGCCTTAATTGCACAGCTGAAAGAATTTGCTCGGTCAGCAATGCTTGATTTCTGTGCTTGAGTCTGTGGCTATTGATCGCTCCCAAAAGTTCGTCACAACTTTGTGGGTAATCGCTGTCCATGTCATGGATTGGAATACCGGCCGGTTGCATACGCGCTGCAACAGCACCGCTTGTGCGCCTCGAGTAAAGCAAATACTCGATTGGGTACTTTCGGCAATATGAGGCTGCATCATTGGCAATCGCCCGATCATCAAGCTGGATTGTGTTTTCCCATGTGTGCAACAGCTTCACAACAAATGACTCCGAGCCAAGTTTTTGAGCAGCTACCAATGCCGCGTGCTTTCTGTCCGGTGAAATGTCAATTGCCATCCATGTGAGCTTGTCCTCATCAAGGTCAATTGTTTCATCGCTACATTCTTGCCACTCTTTGGCTCCGACCACGCTGGAAATTGTTTGCACCCATCGATTCAAAACCTCAGTCATTACAACATCGGGAGGATCGTTGAAAACGGCTCGAATGTTGTCCGGGTGAATTGTGATGTTAAGGCCGGGATTGGCAAAGGCAGCATTTTCCAATGAAATTTCATCGGTAGGTGCAGACCATTCAAAATAGCCCACATCATCGGCTGCGCCACTAGCTGCGGCCAATCCTCTTTCGCGCAATTGATTCAAAACCATTGAGTGCGAATCACCGGCCGAGCTGAAACAATTGACCTGTGGATTTTTGGCAGCCATCAGTGTGTATCGCATAGCTGCAAAAGTTTCCATGTCGTGTAGCTCTCGGATCTCATCCATGTGGATGGTTTCCGGCTTTGACAATCCACGAGCCGCCGATCCACCAGCTTTGATGATGAATCGATTGCCTTTAAGCGTTTGGATTTCCTCAGCTCCGTGTTGCCAGCGGATTCGCTTTACCTGATTGGCCAAATCTGCATTTTCCTCGATAATCTGCACAATGGCCCGAAATTGCTCCAGCGATGTGACCAGCCGGTGAGCTGTGGAAACCTGCAACGATTCATCCCAATGAAAAAGCCCCATCATGATTCTGGCCATCATGTAAGTGCTCTTGCCATTTTGGCGTGCAACGCTAGCCACAGTTACCGGATGGAAATACCGGCCATCTGGCTTTATCTTGAGCGAGTGCTCGGCCAGCCATTTTTGCCACGGCATAAAGCCGCCCGGAATGATCTGCTCAGCAAAATCAATCAATTCAAAGCCGCGTGACGGCAAATCATTGAGCGGTGAGTGGATTCGTGGAGCTGTTACCGGCAAAAAAACCGATGTGGGCCGATCTGAGACGATTTCAGCCGGTGGTGTATCAACGATGACCTGATCATCACTAATCATGACTTATCGACTCGTTTTGGGGTACAAAGAGACCATA